CAAAATAATAGAGCAAAGAAAAGCTACTAATCGTATGAGTGAATATAAACCATACAAATACCAAATGAAATTCCATAATGCAAAAGCGCAACAAAGATTGCTTATGGCTGGAAATAGGATCGGTAAGTCTTTTAGTGGGGCTATGGAAATGGCGTACCATGTGACGGGTCTATACCCAACGTGGTGGGAAGGTAAACGGTTTAACAGACCAATTCGTGCTTGGGCTGGGGGTGTTTCTAACGAAACCACTAGGGATGTTTGCCAAAAAGAACTTATCGGTCAACCAGATGATCCGTCTGCTAAAGGCACAGGTTCAATACCTTTAAAATATATAGTAGAAACTATTAGAAAAGCTGGTGTACCTAACGCATTAAACTCTGTTATTATAAAACACGTTTCTGGAGGCCATTCTAGGTTAGGTTTTAAATCTTATGATATGGGTAAAGAAAAATGGATGGGTGAAAGTGTAGATGTGATCTGGCTAGATGAAGAACCACCTACTCCAATATATACTCAATCATTAACACGAACAGCCGATAAAGGTGGTGTAGTATATATGACGTTTACACCAGAAAGCGGTATGACACAAACAGTTGCACAATTTGTAAATAATTTAAGAGCAGGCCAAGCATTAATAACAGCAGGATGGGATGACGCACCTCATATGACAAAAGAAGTTAGAGAACAAATTTTAGCCGCATTACCGCCACACGAAAGAAAAATGAGAGAACGTGGAATACCACAACTAGGTACTGGTTTAGTATTTCCTGTAGCAGAAGAAGAAATTGTATGTAAAGAAATTGAATTACCAGATCATTGGCCAAAAATTTGCGGGCTGGATTTTGGTTGGGATCACCCAACAGCCGCAGTATGGATTGCTTGGGATAGAGATACAGATACAGCTTATGTTTATGATTGTTATTCTATGAGGCAAGAAGCAGTACCTATTCATGCATCTGCTATAAAAATGCGAGGCAAACATATTCCTGTAATTTGGCCTATGGATGGTAGGCAAGCTGATAAAGGGTCTGGAAAAAGTCTAACTCAACAATACAAAGAAGAAGGTGTAAATATGAGTAGAGAACATTTTAGTAATGCACCTGCAAATGGACAAAAAGAAGGTTCTGGAGGTAACTCTGTAGAAGCAGGTGTTCAAGAAATATATACAAGATTTAAAACACAAAGGTTGAAAATTTTTAAAAATCAAGGTAAACTACTAGAAGAATTGCGTATGTATCATAGAAAAGATGGTAAGATTGTACCAGCTAATGATGACGTAATATCTGCAATGAGATATGCAGTTATGTCGTTAAGAAAAGCTAGAACAAAATCATATGAAAGATTACAAGTGCAATCAGAACATGAGTTTAATATATTTAATTAACAAGGAAAAAAAATGGGATTTGTAAGAAGAATTATAAGAACAATTACTCAAACAGTAAATCCACCTGCAGTACAAGTGCAAGCACCTGTACAAGCACCTGTAGCAGCACAAACTGCACCAGTAGATGTTTCGGCACAAAAAAAAGCAGCATTAGGTTCTGGTTACGGTACAACTGGACAGACAGTAATGTCTGGTGGTGATACAGAAGAAGCAAATGTTTCTAAAACTATTTTAGGTGGCGGAAAAAAGAAAAAAATCAAAGCATAATTTATGGTTGAAGTCGTAACAAACGACAAGTGGAGAAAACCAATTGGTGATTATTTAAAAAAAAATTGTCATATATCTGCTGACATAAAAGATGAATTTTCTTACATTGGTTTTATAGAAAATGATAAAATATTAGGTGGATTTTTATTTACTGATTATGATGGTCATAACATCTACGTTCATCTAGCTATAGAAAGTCCTAGATTATTTACAAGAAAACATATAAGATACGTCTTTGACTACGGTTTTAAACAAATCGGCTGTGGTCGTATGACAGCAGTTTGCAGAAATGGATATAAACGTAATGAACGTATTTTATCTGGAACAGGTTGGAAAAAAGAAGGCGTAGTTAGACAAGTTATGAAAATAGATAATAATTTTGTTGATGCGGCTATATACGGTATGTTAAAAGAAGAATGTAAATGGATTTAGGAGAATAATTATGGGCGGAAAAGCACAACCACAAATGCCACCACCAGTAGATCAATCGGTCTATGATAAAACAGATGCTGCAGAAGCAAAAGTTGCAGCAGAAAAAGAAAAAATGTTAGGTGCAAAAAAAAAAGGAATGTACGGAACAATTTTAACTTCTGGTACAGGTGATGAAACAGAAGCAACAACAAGCAAAACAGTATTAGGAGGAGGAGTATAATGTCACTCGTAAAAAATATTAATGCTAGAAAAAAAGCTGGCACTTCAAGACCAAAAAGTAAATCAACAGTATCTGCAAAATCATATAAAGCAATGAAGTCTGGTTGGAAAAATACCAAAAAAAGTTAGTATGGCATCTTTTGAATATGTAAAAAAACGTCTAGGCTCTATGGAAGAAGATAGAGGAACTTGGGAAACGCATTGGCAAGAAATTCTTGATTATGTTATGCCAAGAAAAGCAGATGTTATTACATTAAGAACTAGAGGTGAAAAAAGAACAGAAGTTCTTTATGACAGTACAGCTATTACTGCTAACAATTTATTAGCAGCATCATTACAAGGTACACTTACATCTCCATCATTAGCATGGTTCTCAATTAAATTAAGAGATGAAAATCTAAATCAAAATAGAGAAGTTGCTTTATGGTTAGAAGATACTGCAAAAAGAATGTATGATACTTTTAACGAAACAAATTTTAATACAGAAGTACATGAATTATATCTTGATCTATGCTCAATAGGTACAGGTGCAATTTTTGTTGAAGAAGGACAAAAAGGATTTGATACAGATGGTATTCATTTTAATTGTTTACATATTGCAGAATATTATATTCAAGAAAATATAAATGGAAAAGTAGATACACTTTATAGAAAATATAAATTAACAGCTAGACAAGCTGTACAAGAATTTGGTGAAGAAAATTTAGGTGAAAAAATTTTAAAAGCATCAAAAGAAAAACCAGAAAAAAAATTTACATTTATTCATGCTGTAGAACCAACAGAAGATTACGAAAGAGCAATAGGAAAATCTGCAACTAAATTACCATTTCATTCATGTCATGTTTGTGAAGAAGATAAAATGGTTGTTAGAACAGGTGGTTATAATGAATTTCCATATTTAGTACCACGTTGGTCAAAAGCAACTGGTGAAATATTTGGAAGATCACCATCATTTAATGCGTTACCAGATATTAAAACTTTAAACAAAGCAGTTGAAATTGGATTAAAAGCATGGGCTAAAGCAATTGATCCACCATTACTTGTTCAAGATGACGGTGTAATTGGTAGAGTTAGAATGACACCTGCTGGTATTACAGTTGTTAGAAATGACGGTGCTGTTAAACCATTACAAATTGGTTCTAATTGGCAAATAACTGACATGAAAGAAAACCAATTAAGAACTGCTATTAGACAAGCATTTTATTCAGATCAATTACAATTACAAGATGGGCCACAAATGACAGCAACAGAAGTTCAAGTTAGATATGAACTTATGCAAAGATTACTTGGGCCAACATTAGGTCGTTTCCAAACTGAATTTTTAAATCCATTAATTGAAAGAGTATTTGGAATTATGTTTAGAGCAGGTGCTTTATTACCTGCACCAGATGTTATTCAAGATACTACAATTGATGTAGAATATGTTGGGCCATTAGCTAGATCACAAAGAATGGAAGAAGCAGTTGCTATTGAAAGACTATACACACTAGCAATGAATATTGCACAAGTTGATCCTGCTATCATGGATAATATAGATCACGATAACGCAATTAGAATGAGAGCAAAATTATTAGGTGTACCTAAAACTGTTTTAAGAGGTAAAGATCAAGTTGATGAAATGAGAGCCGCACAAGCAGAAGCACAACAACAAGCTGCAATGGCACAACAAGCACAACAAGAAGCGCAAGTAGCTAATACACAAGCTGACGCAACTAAAAAATTATCAGACCCTAATGTACAATCCGCTATGGGAGATATGGCAGATGATATGGGTATGTCTGATATGATGGGATAATATGGCAGATCAAGATACTGATCTAAAACAATTAAAGCAACAATACAAAATTACATTTTCATCTAAAGAAGGTGAAAAAGTATTAGCAGATTTAACGTCTGCTTATTATCATAGAAGTTCATTTAAAGAGAACCCATATGAAACAGCCTTTCGTGAAGGACAACGATCGGTATTAATCAGAATAATCAATCTAATAAAGGAGAATAAAAATGTCTGATGAACAAACGACCACTAATGACAATCCAGTAGAAACTCAAACAACTGATGTAGCACAAAACACAGTTAATACAGTTCTTGGATCAGAAAGTGATAATCAAAATGATTGGAGATCAACACTTTCAGAAGATTTAAAAAATGATCCAACTTTATCAAACTTTAAAGATGTAGAAAGTCTTGCTAAAACTGTAGTACATCAACAAAAGTTATTAGGTAGTAAAATACCATTGCCTAAAACAGATGAAGAACGTAATGAACTTTATAATAAATTAGGCAGACCAGAAACTGCAGATAAATATGAAGTTACTATTCCAAATGATATGGAACATTTTATGCCTAAAGAAGATATTTCACAATTTAAAAATGTTGCTCATAAAATTGGATTAAATAACGAGCAGGTAAATGCATTAATGGAATTTCAAGTTAATGCAACTAAAAATGCTATAGATAATGAAGGCAATGTTCTTAATCAAGAAAAAGAAAAATCAACAGAAACTCTTAAAAAAGAATGGGGTTATGATTATGATAAAAATGTTAGAGCAGCACAAAGAGCATTAAATGTTTATGGTGATGCAGAATTACAACAACTTTTAAATGAAACATCTGCTGGTAATAATCCTGCTGTAATAAAATTTTTAGCAACTATTGGTAAAGAAGTAACAGAAGATATGGCTCAAAATACTACTAATAATAGATTAGCTACATCTCCGTTAGATGCTAAAGAAGAAATTAATAATGTTATGGCTGATACAAGTCATGCTTATTTTAATCCATCACACCCAAACCATGAAATTGCTGTAGAAAAAATGCGACAATTACATGAAAAAGTGTATGGTAAATAAGTCACAAGTGTGATATTATTACAACAATATATTTGCCCGAAAGGACAACAAATGTATAAGTCATGTTGACTATAAAACCGTAGTGATTGTAGCGTTATTACAATAAGGTTTCCCAGTAATGGACAAAGACCGATTAATTGGAATATGGTTTAATACATTTGTATTATGCTCTCTATTCTTAACTTTTAAATAAGGACTAAATAATATGAGTACACAAATAACAACAGCTTTTGTAGAACAATACAAAAGTAATGTGTTTCATCTTGCACAGCAAAAAGGTTCAAGGTTAAGAGGTGCGGTTAAATCTGAAACGGTAACTGGTACATCTCACTACTTTGAAAGAATTGGTGCAACTGCAGCACTTGTAAGAACAACAAGACATCAAAACACTCCTCAAGTGGATACACCACACTCAAGAAGAAAAGTTACATTGGCTGACTACGATTGGGCTGATTTAATTGACCAAGAGGATAAAGTTAGAATGTTAATATCACCTCAATCTGAATATGCGAAAGCTGGTGCTTACGCTATGGGTAGAGCAATGGATGACGCAATTATTGCGGCCGCTTCTGGCAATGCATTTGGTGGAGTAGCTGGTGCTACTTCTGTTGCATTACCTGCTGGTCAAAAAATTGCAGTAGGCACTACTTCTTTAACAGTTGCAAAACTTATTGCTGCTAAAGAGATTATAGATGCTTCTGACGTTGATCCAGATGAAACTAAATACTTGGTTTGTTCAGCTAAAGAGATTACTTCTCTATTAGGTGATGAAAAAGTAACTTCTGCTGATTACAATTCAGTAAAAGCACTTGTTGCAGGCCAAATTGATAGTTTCATGGGCTTTAACTTTATCAGAACTGAAAGAATTGCAGCTTCTGGTGGAGATAATTTAGCACTTGCATTTACTGGTTCTGCTATAGGTCTTGCATTAGGTAGAGATATTAATACAAGAATATCTGAAAGAGATGACAAGAACTATGCAACTCAAGTATTCCTATCTATGACGATTGGTGCTACTAGAGTTGAAGATGAAAAAGTTGTAGAAATCGCTTGTAACGTATAATATACTTATACTTACAATTTTTTACAAAGTGGGGCGTTGAAATACACGCCCCATATAATATTTAAAAGGATATATGGCTACAGAAGTTTCAATTTGTTCAAACGCATTAAGAAGATTAGGAGATGATCCTATTACGTCACTTACAGATGATACTGAAAGAGCAAGACTTTGTAATTCATTTTATCCAGATGCAAGAGATGCAGTTTTAAGATTACATACTTGGAATTTTGCAGTTACAAGAGCATCATTAGCACAATTAGCAGCAGCACCCGCTTATGGGTTTGCATATCAATATTCACTTCCTTCTGATTGTTTAAGAGTATTACAAATGGAAGAACCTCATTTTATTTTTAAAGTAGAAAACGTAGCTACTCACGGTAGAGTATTATTAACAGATGAAGGCACAGCAAATATTATGTATGTTGCAAGAATTACTAATACTACTTTATATGACAGTATGTTTGTTGATACACTTACTGCAAAATTAGCTACAGATTTATCTTATCCAGTAACAAACTCTGTACAACTACAAACTCAAATGCAGAAACTCTATGAATATAAACTTTCGGAAGCCCGTAGTGTGGATGGACAAGAAGGATTTATTGATGATCTTGTTTCTGATACATTTACAACTTTCCGAAGATAATGGCTAGAGTACATCCTTTTCAAACAAATTTTACTGCTGGTGAATTAACACCAAAACTTGCAGGCCAAATTGATTTTAAAAAATACAATAATGGCGTTGAGATAATGGAAAATATGACAGTATTTCCACAAGGCGGTGCATCAAGAAGATATGGTACTAGATATGTAGCACCAGTTAAGGATAGTTCTAAAGTAACTAGACTTATACCTTTTGAATTTAATGTTGAGCAATCATATGTATTAGAATTTGGAGATCAATATATTAGATTTTATAAAGATGATGGTCAAATAGTTTCTGGTGGTTCTCCATATGAAATATCTACAAATATTACAGAAGATAAATTATTTGAAATACAATTTACACAATCAGCAGACGTTATGTATATTGTACATGAAAGTTTGCCCGTACAAAAATTATCAAGATTAGGCCATACTAACTGGACACTTTCAACAGTAGAATTTGAAAATGGCCCGTTTTTAGACAAAAACACAGGATCAATAACTTTTACATCATCTCAACATACTGTTGGAACAGGAAGAACTTTAACTGCATCTGGAACTGGATTTGGAAAAGATAATAACGGTTTTCATTCTTCTGATGTTGGAAGAAGTGTTTTAATGAAAGATGGTGATGGTATTATTACAGCATATACTTCTGCAACAGTTGTTACATGGGAAGTAAAAAAAGATTTAGGCGCATCAACAGCTACAACAGAATGGGCATTAGGTGCTTGGTCTGAACATACAGGATACCCTAAAACAGTTTCATTTTTTGAACAAAGATTAGTATTTGGTGGTAGTACATATTATCCACAAACTATATGGGCATCTGAAAGTGGTTTTTATGAAAAATTTGATACAGGCGCAGGTGATCCTGCAGATGCATTTATTTATACTATTGCCGCTAATAAAGTAAATACTATAAGATGGTTAGCACCCGCTAGAGATTTAATTGTAGGTACTGCTGGTGGTGAATTTAAAGTTGGAAAGCCTGCTGGTGAGCCTTTACAACCCGATAACGTACAGATTACACAACAAACTACTTATGGTGGTTATACAACACAACCTATTCAAGTAGGTAACGCTGTATTATTTTTACAAAGACAAAGAAAAAAGATTAGAGAATTTTCTTACAGATTTGAAGATGACGCATATCTTGCACCAGACATGACATTACTTGCTGAACATATTACAGGCAATGGAATTGTTGATGTTGATTATGCACAAGAACCAGAAAGTATTTATTGGGCAGTAAGAGAAGATGGTACATTATTAGGTATGACATATCAAAGAGAAGAAGATGTTATTGCTTGGCATAGACATATTATTGGTGGTTCTTTTAAACAAACTTTTAATGCCGCAACTGCTGTAACACCTAAAACAACTGATCCTCTTTTTAATGGTTTTATTACAATATCTGGTCACGGTTTTGTTACAGGTGATAAAGTTTTATATAGTTCAAATGGTGGTACTAAAATTGGTGGCTTACAAGATAATAGTTATTATTATGTTATAGCAAAAGACGCTAACAACATTGAATTTGCAGAAACATATCAACAAGCAAAAGATAGAACTGTAATACAAATAAGTGCTGGTGTTGGTACACAAAGCATACAATCACAAGCTAAAGTTAAATCTATTTGTACTATTTCAGAAGAATTAGAAAACCAAACATGGATTATTGTTGAAAGAAAAGTAAATGGTAGCATAGTAAAATATGTTGAATATTTAGATAAAACTGTAAATATGGATAGTTGTTTATCAGCAACTGTAAACGCTAGTAGTACAACAATAACAGGATTAGATCATTTAGAAGGTGAAAGTGTACAAATACTTATTGGTGATGCTGTATATCCTAATCAAATAGTTGCAAGTGGATCAATATCAGTTAGTTTATCACCAAATACAGGTTATAAATCTTTAGAAGTTGGTCTTGGTTTTGTATCTCAATTAAAAACTATGCGAGTAGAAGCTGGTGCTGCTGCTGGTACTGCACAAGGTAGAAAAAAAAGATATAATGAAGTTATGGTAAGATTGCATGAAACAGTTGGTATTAATATAAATGGAGATCAATTACCATTTAGAACATCATCTACTCCAATGGGTCAAAATATTAAAGAATTTACTGGAGATAAAAGAGTAATTAATTTAGGATGGGATAGAGATGGACAAATAATTATAAAACAAGAACAACCATTACCTATGACTATTTTAGGAATAACAGGAACATTAGTAACAAGTGATTAAGGATTAAATTATGGCATGGCAAGTATTAGCCGCAATGGCGGCAAGCACAGCAGTTACGTTGATGGGTCAACGTCAACAAATGAAACAAATAAAAGCAAATTCTGCTTGGCAAAAGTATGAAAATGAATTGTCATTTCAATACGAAAAACAAAAAACATTAAAAGCACAAGCTAAATTAATGAGCAAACAAAGAGCAACTATAGGTGCATCTGGCGCACAATTTACTGGATCACCATTAATTGTAGCTAATTCAGATTTTGAAGAATTTGAAAATGATTTATGGTATATGGAAAAAAGATTTTTTGTTCAAAGCGCAGCAAGAGATGCTGAAACAACAGGATTACTTACAGCACAAAAATACAAAATGGGTCAAACATTATTGTCTGGTGCAAGTAGTGCAACTAATTATAAATATAATAATAAAGCAGCAAATACTACAGGAACTATAGGATAATGATTTATTTAATTAAAGTCTGGGATGGCATGGAAAAAATATTTGAAGGATTTTCAAGAACAGAACCTTCTACTAGAGAATTTAATGCATGGACAGATAAAACAAATGAAAAAGGAACAACAATAAAGGTAAATTTTACACCTGCTAGATATAGGATTACTTATGAAACTGCCTAGATATAAAGATAGTGCTTCTTCTAATGTTGTTGCTAGTAATAGATCATTAACAACTGGTGTTGCAACTGGTGGTGCTATTGCTGATATAGGTGCATTAGCTTTAAGTAAAGTTGCTGAATATGGTGCAATGAAAAATAACCATGAAGCTAAATTAAGAAGATTAGATATTAATACTAATAAATCTTTATCAGATAGTATGATGTTTGGTAAAACTTCTGAATTTGAAAACTCTTTAATAAATAGAGAAGATTTTTTAACTCCAGATAATTGGTTGTTAGATTATGACACTCAAGCAAAAGGATGGGAAAAAGAATTTAAAGCTGGATTAGATGAGCAAACTTGGAAAGAATACCAACCTTTATATTATCAAAAATTTTTTGAAAGTAGAAACAAAGTTGTTACAGCAATAAATAATCAAAAACTTAAAAATGCAGGTCATGCTTTTAATGAATCACTTAATACTTATAATAAAACATTAGAAAATGCTACATCATTAAGAGAAATGGAAACAGCATATGAATTATATACTGAAATACATTTAGCAGATAATGTTAAAACTAATTTATTTGATACTGATAAATTTAACAAAGTTAAAGATGAAACTAAACAATATACAAATGTAAAATACGTTATGTTTCAAGCTACAGAAGGTTTAAATATTCAATCACCAAATGGTAGTAAAGAAATAGATTGGAATAGCGTTACATCAAGATTAAAAAATAAAAATTTTAGTATGGTAGATATTGAAGGTAATGAAATTACTGTAGATGATGATTTAAGACAAACTTTAATTAAAGAAGCAACTGAATTATTTAACACTCAAAATGGATTACACACAAAACAAAAAGAAGATAATGATAAAAAAGATAAAAAAGATTTTACTAACAGAATAATTAGTCTTGAAACTGGATCAAAAGAAGGTGCAGAAGGTGCTAAAAACTTTATGGCTGATTTAGAAAAATCTAATTTAGAACCTGCAATGAAATTAACTTTAAGAACTGCATACAATGCTTCTTTAAACAATATGAAAAATGGTAAAAATAGTTGGAACTCTGTACAAGGAACGCAAGCATTAAGTTTAGTGACTTATATGGTAGGTTCTGGTGCAATGGACACAGAAGCAGAAAGACAAGTTATTTTTGATTTAATGGCTAATGGATTATTAAAACCAGAAACTGCATTAAGTTTATATGACAAAAGTATTACATTAACTAAAAATAGAAATGTATTTAAAAAAGATTTAACTACAAGA